AAAAGAAACTCGTCTAAAATGGGTCAAGGATCTCTATGATGCAACGTCTACTTTTGAAATTTCGCTGCCAACTCCTATTATGGCAGGTCTCCGCTCGCCTCAGAAGCAATTCAGTTCGTGCGTCCTTATCGAATCTGACGACAGTCTTGATTCAATCAATGCGACAGCTTCCAGCATCGTTAAGTACGTTAGTCAAAAAGCTGGTATTGGTATTAATGCTGGGCGTATTCGTGCTCTCGGCTCTCCTATTCGCGCTGGGGATACTACGCATACTGGAGTTATTCCTTTCTTCAAGCACTTCCAAAGTGCAGTTAAGAGTTGCTCACAGGGAGGTGTCCGTGGCGGTGCAGCAACTCTTTACTACCCTATCTGGCATTTGGAAGTTGAAAACCTATTAGTTCTTAAAAATAACAAGGGCACAGAAGATAACCGTATCAGAGGATTGGATTATGGCGTTCAATTTAACAAAGTTATGTACGAAAGGCTTCTTACGGGAGGTAATATTACTCTTTTTAGCCCTAATGATGTTCCTGATCTTTATGACTCTTTTTTTATTAATACCGATAAGTTTAGATCATTATACGAGCAAGCTGAAAACAACCCGTCAATTAGAAAAAAGTCAATCCCAGCAATAGAATTGTTCTCTGCTTTCATGCAAGAGCGCAAGGATACTGGTCGTATTTACTTGATGAATGTCGATCATGCAAATGATCATGGTGCTTTTATTAAAGAATTAGCGCCTATTCATCAGTCTAATCTTTGTTGCGAAATTGACTTGCCAACCAAGCCACTATCTGATATAAACGATGAGAATGGCGAAATTTCACTCTGTACTTTGGCTGCTATTAATTGGGGTAAAATTCGTGAACCTTCTGATTTCGAGCGTCCTTGTACTCTTGCTGTTCGTGCCCTTGATGAGTTGCTTGATTATCAAGATTATCCAGTGGTTGCAGCAAAAAACTCTACGATGGCAAGACGCCCTTTGGGTGTTGGTATTATTAATCTGGCTTATTGGCTTGCTAGGAATGATCTATCTTACCAAAATATCAATAGTGATGGATTGGGGAAACTACATGAGTTTGCGGAAGCTTGGTCTTATTATCTAATTAAAGCATCTGTTGATCTAGCGGAGGAAAAAGGTGCGTGTCCGAAAAGTAATGAAACAAAATACAGCCAAGGTGCGTTCCCCATATACACCTACAAGAGAGAACTGGACGATATTGTATCGCCTGAATATAAGATGGACTGGGTTTCATTGGGCAATAAAGTTCAGTCTGTCGGCATCAGAAACTCAACGCTCATGGCTCTCATGCCATCAGAAACATCAGCACAGATTAGCAACGCAACGAATGGTATCGAGCCGCCAAGGTCGCTTGTCTCTGTTAAACAGTCTAAGGATGGTGTGCTCAAACAAGTGGTTCCTGAAGTTCGCAAGCTTAAGAAGAAGTATGACTTGCTTTGGGATCAGCGATCCCCAGAAGGTTATCTCAAAATTTGTTCCGTACTACAGAAGTTCATCGATCAAGGAATTTCCGTTAACACCTCGTATAACCCTAAGTTCTACGAAGATGAAAAGATACCGATGAGTGATATGATTGGGCATCTGTTGATGTTCTATAAGTATGGTGGAAAACAGCTATACTATTTCAACACCAATGATGGTGCTGGAGAATATGAAGAAGCTCCTTTGAAACAAGGCGTAGTTGATGATGAGGATTGCGAGAGTTGTAAAATATGAGTACTACTGTTACACAATTGAACCCACCTATTCCTTTGATGACACCAAAAGGAAAAGCGATGGCGCATTTTCTTATTGATTACGGTATTGAGAATGATCTTATGTGGGTATGCTTTCAGGACGACACTAGTGAGTGTTGGACTTGGGAAAACGCCTATATAAGAGCACGAACAAACGAAACAATTGGTCGAAACAAAATGAGTAAGATAAACAAATGAGCTATTCAGTATTTGATTCAAATAATACAAAAGATTCTTTAAAGGTAAATTGTTTTTTTGATGATCCACCAACTATTGCTAGATATGATCGTCAAAAATATGCTTGGCTAGAAAAACTTACTGAAAAACAATTAGGTTTTTTTTGGCAACCGTCAGAAGTCGATATTTACAAAGATGCTAAAGACTTTAAGGATTTAACTGTTCATGAGCAACACATTTTTACGTCAAATCTTAAGCGTCAGATACTCTTGGACTCTGTGCAGGGGAGAGCGCCAACTATTGCGTTTGGACCTATATGTTCCCTTCCAGAATTGGAAACGTGGATCACAACATGGGCATTCTCAGAGACTATTCATTCGAGAAGTTATACCCATATCATTCGGAACATTTACCCTAACCCATCGAAAGTATTTGATGATATAATCGAGATCGCTGAGATTGTTGATTGTGCTAAGGATATTAGTAAGTATTATGATGAGTTGATTCGTTATAACATTTATCAAAATGCTGATTGTCCTTATGATCTTTATGAGCACAAGAAAGCTTTGTGGCTCGCTCTCATGTCTGTCAATGTTCTTGAAGGAGTAAGATTCTATGTCTCATTTGCGTGTAGCTGGGCGTTTGCCGAAGTCAAGAAGATGGAAGGTAATGCGAAAATTATTAAGTTCATCGCTAGAGACGAAAACGTGCATCTTGCTGGAACACAACAGCTACTCAAAGCGTTACAGAAAGAAGATGAAGACTTCGCCAGAATTGCAGAGGAAACAAAGCAAGAGTGCGTCGAGTTATTTGTCAATGCTGTTGAGCAAGAAAAGGCGTGGGCAAGTTTTCTATTCAAAGATGGATCAATGGTTGGTCTTAACGAAACGCTCTTGAATGAATACATCGAATGGATCGCTAACAAGCGTATGACTGCTATTGGATTGCCAACTAAGTACAGAGGTGGTTCTAATCCGTTGCCTTGGACGCAGAAGTGGATCTCTGGTGCAGAGGTTCAGGTGGCTCCACAAGAAACTGAGATTACCAGCTATGTTAATGGTGGTGTTAAGAAAGACGTAACAACAGATACATTTAAAGGATTTTCACTATGAACGAATCAAATGAATACAAGCGTGGATGGTTTGATGGTTATCAGGAAGCTTTGAAGCAAAAGCCTCCTACTACGGTTATACCAACAACCCCATTCCCCTATAGGAATGCATTTGCGCAGCATTGCACGGTTTGTGGTATTAATTTCGAACACGCTAATCAATATGTTTGCAGCAATTTCAGCTGTCCAAATAAACTTTCAGTTACTTGTTCAGCAGATACTACAGCTATTAAAAATAGCACATTAAATAGTATATCTGATAATAATATGAGCTCGTTGAAACCAGAAATGATCTCAACAATAAAAATAACAGGATTGAAAAAATGAATAAGTACGACATAACTTGCGAAGAATGTGACGCAAATTACGAAGTAATGTCTGATATTTCAGATAGAGCTGACTACTGTCCTTTCTGTGGAGAATTCATTCCTATTGAGCCAGATGGCTGGGATGAAGAAGAAGAGGAAGAAGAACAGGACGACTGGCAGCCATAATAAATATGGGGAGGAGGACTCCCCATGTGGTTTTATAATGGCGAATATTTTGATACAATCGGCGACTATGTTGGATTCGTTTATCTCATAACAAATCAAACCAATGGAAAGAAATACATTGGGAAGAAAAATTTTTACTTTACAAAAACAAGAACCATTAAAGGTAAAAAGAAACGATCCAAAGTCGATTCTGATTGGCAACATTATTATGGCTCCAATAAAGAGCTTCAAGCAGACGTACAACAGCTTGGTAAAGAAAATTTCAAAAGGGAAATTTTAAAACTTTGTAAATCCAAAGGAGAATTTGGATATTATGAAGCTAAATACCAGTTCGAGAATAATGTTCTCGAATCAGATGAGTATTATAACACTTGGATAATGTGTCGCATTCATAAAAAGCATCTTACTTTTTTGAAGCAAAAGCAGCCTTAATTTTAGCTTTATGTTCTTCGCTTAAAATTCTTCCTTTTCGAACTTTACTGAGATTTTCTTTATGTTTTTCTGATTGTTTTTTGCCTAATTTCGCTAATCGCATTTTTAAACGAGTTTCTTCAGAAAATGGTTTTTTAGGAATTCCTTTACGCATTTCGCTCATACGTTGACGAGATTCTAAAGAAAATGTAGCTCCTGTGGTTCCGTCACCACCATCTGTTTTATTAAGAAGGTTAGAACGACCAT